CAAGTCCTCAAGGTTGCCACCGACATGCATTGCCTGTCTCCGTGGGCCCGAGCGGTACTCGAAAAAGCTCGGACGTTATTGAGTTGTGTGTTAAACCCGAGTGAAAGTGACTCCGGGAGCAACGCGGTAGCGTCACGGGAAAGATCTGACCCCGTGCTGTATTGGGCGCCGAATCCGAAGTTTGGGTTTGGGCCTGGTGCTGTAACGGAAGGTTATGACCAACACCAGAAATATGCACGTTTTAAAATGCCTCCCCTCAGAATTGCGAGCAATCTTGGACTTCGTGATGTCTTTACACCCGCACCTGGTATTAGCGACCCAGATAATATCATTCTTGTCGAAAATTTTACCGACAAAGAACGAGAAACTTGGGAAGCAGGTATCATAGGTGGTGGAATCACGAAAGTCAGAATAGTCCCGAAGGTATATGGGAAAGGGCGTGTCATTAGCATAATGCCGTCTGAACTCATGTTCATCCAGCAGGGATTTAAGTCCGCAATCTACGAGCATGTGGAGGAACACCCGGAGACTTCCGGGTACGTGAACTTCACCGACCAGTCCATAAATCGCGCGCTCGCTTTAACAGGAGCGCGTGACGGTTGGGCGACGCTGGACTTGAAAAACGCCAGCGATTCGGTAGGAGTCGAGCACGTCACGTGGTTGTTCCCAGATCACGTGGCTAAGGTGTTGTTGAATACGCGACCGACGAAGATGGTCGCAGACAAGAAGAGTGGCCAAGGAAAAGTCGTTAGGGATAAAATCAATATGTATGCTCCCATGGGCTCTGCCCTGTGCTTCCCAACGGAGGCGCTGGTCTTCTGGTCCGTGGTTAAAGCAGCCGTTGAACTGTCAGGGGCCCCTCGGGGTCCTGAGTCTGACGTCTACGTCTACGGTGACGACATAGTGGTTAATAACGATTATGCTGATGTGGCGATATCCGCGTTATCACATTGCGGGTTCGTCGTGAATACGGATAAATCTTTTACCACGGGATCCTTTAGGGAGTCCTGTGGCCTTTACGCTTTAAACAGTGTGGAGTGTACTATCCCTTTCCGTATAAAGAAAAGACTACCAATCGCTGGGCTCCGCTCTCAAGAACGTTACGAGAGCGTTGTAGCATGGGTAGAGTATGCCAACTTGGCCGAAGTCAACGGTTTTCCGAAGACCTCTCGCGCTATTAGGCAGGCTCTTAACGATGCTTTTCCCAAGTCGTTGCAGTTCCCCACAACATGTGATCCGAG